CCTTATCTGTTCTAAGAGTGGCGAATACTTTGTGATAACTGGATCATCTTTTTTCTTAGAGATTTTACCGCTAGGCGGACCCTCATACGAGCCACCTTTAACTCCACTTCGAGAATCGCCAGGAGTTTTTGTAGTCTTGCTTTTAAATTCATAAGTTGTTGCCTCTATCTTTCCTTTTTCGTTGTGTGATTTAAGCCCATTACCATTGTAGGTAGGTGCTTTACCCTCTGACTTGACTTCTTCAAGTTCCTCTTTTGAGTCCATAAGAGAATCAAGCATTTCCATAATGGAATCCAATTCCGTTTCTGGCTCTGGTTCATCAGAGAATTTAAGAGCGTTCTCTTCCAT